AATTCTATATGCAAACTATTTTTTTTATAGAAAATACTTGACAGGTGTTTTTTATGAGTTTAAAGTTCGTTTGTCAACTTTAGGAGAGAGACATGAAAATTTCAACAATGATAGCATTATCAGTACTATTCTGGGTTTATGTAGCTTTTTGCCTTTGGGCTATGGGTAAGTTTGCAGGAGCTATATAATGGAACGCCATTTAGATTATGATGAATATATAGATGAAATGGAAAGACTTGAGCAACAAGAATATGAAGCTCAATATAAACTTGACCAACAGGAGAAGCATGATGACTAATTGGGGATGGGATAAAGATAGACATAATACCTGGTATAACCAATGGGATTATAAAACACCTAGAAGTTATCGTGAAAGATATGGTGTTGACTATAAACATGACGATACGGAACATCAAGAACATATAACAACAAATATCTTGACTGTCATATTAGTTTTAATTATAGTAGGGATGTTATGTCTACAAAACTAGAACACATAGCAGATATTCTTAAACGATTGAATGACGAACTTAAATTAGATAACGACAAATGGGAGAGAGCAAATGTCACAACAACAACATTACGACCAGGTAATGATGGAACAACACCAGCAACAATTACAACAACAGGAGAGAAAGATGACTAAGCAAGGCATAGTAAATATTCGTGGTAAAGAATACAAAACAGTAGCATTAAGAGTTCAAGAATTTAGAGAGCAGTTTCCTAATTATTTTCTTACTACTGAAATAGTTAAGATTGATGATGAACAATGTATTGTTAAGGCTTATGCAGGTGTTCATTTAGAAGGTGGTCAAGTGCAAACATTTGCAACTGGTCATGCACAGGAGTTCCGTAAAGCATCACAAATCAATGGAACATCATATGTAGAAAACTGTGAGACCTCTGCTATTGGTAGATGTTTAGCAGCTTTAGGATTAGGTGGCACAGAGTTTGCTTCAGCTAATGAAGTAGTTAATGCTATTCATCAACAAAGTAATCCTGTAAAGTTAGTATCTAAAGAAGACTTCCTATGATAGAACAACGCACAGAAGAGTGGTTTCAGCAAAGATTAGGCAAGGTGACAGCATCCAGAATATCGGATGTTATTGCCAAGACTAAAACAGGTGTATCTACATCTCGTCAAAACTACCTTGTCCAATTAGTATCAGAACGTCTTACAGGCAAGAAAGGCGATAGCTTTGTTAATCAGGCTATGTTAGATGGGATTGAAAGAGAAAGTGCTGCTAGGGCTCTTTATATGCTAAATAGAGACGTTTCTGTAACAGAGGTCGGCTTCTTTGACCATCCTATTATTAAGAATAGTGGTGCTAGTCCAGACGGAGCTGTAAATGCAGAAGAAGAGGGTAAGTATGCAGGTCTTATAGAGATTAAATGTCCTATAGAAACTACCCATACCAATACGCTTATGAGTAAGTCAGTTCCTAGTAAATACATTCCACAGATGCAATGGCAGTTAGCTTGCACCGGTGCTAAGTGGGTAGACTTTGTAAGTTACAATCCTAACTTCCCTATGGAGTTACAGTTATTTGTAGCTAGGGTTGACAGAGATGATACTTACATAGGAGAATTAGAAGCAGAAGTAATTAAGTTTTTAGACGAAGTAGAACAAACAATTATTAAACTAAAGGAGTAGTATATGGCTGAGTACGATAACACAAACACGTTTGCATTATTTAAGAATGATAAAGGTGACAATCCTAAACGACCTGACTATACAGGTACTGCTAATGTAGATGGTATTGAATTTAGAATTAGTGGCTGGATTAGAGAAGGTAAGAACGGTAAGTTTATTAGTGGCTCTGTGCAACTAAAAGAAACTCAGGGGGAAGTAAGAAGTGCACAGTTACTTCAAAGCCAAAACGCATTTCTGTAGCTGCTGGAGTTGTCCACATGGTATTTATCCTTAAGTAATATATTATGCTTAATTGCACAATATAATGGAATTATACGCTTGTGTGGGTTTGATAGACACCAGATAATCATTAAAGGTAGATAATGGATATACATATTTCAGAACATGATGTACATTGTATTAGTTTGGCAACCTTTACAGAAGCCAATACAGAGCCACTACAAACCAAACTGGGCGTTATTTTCACAATAATGAATAGAGTTAGGTCTGGTAAATTTGGGCGTGATGCGTGTGAGGTGGTATTTTCTAAAGGACAGTTTATTGGCATAGAAGATATGATGAGGGCTAACGAAAAGAACGTAGACCAAGAAGCATTGCTTAAAACAAAGTTATTAGTAGTTGATACTTTATTCTTTAAAAAGCATAAAAACCCAGTAGGAAAGAGTCTATACTTTCATGATGATAGTGTAGATATGAAATATATCTGGGACAAAAAACCTAATGTTAAAATTGGAAGGATGGTGTTTTACTAATGGCTAAAAAAGAACCTGTAGCATGGCTTTATGAAGAGTTTGATGTTAAGTCTGGTGACCTAAAGAAGTCTTATCTATGGTCATTTCATCCTAACCAACTCTCATATTTAAACGACTTAAAGAATACAACACATCATATTAAGATAACACCATTAGTTCCTGGTGAACCTGTAGAGGAGTATAAAGGATTATCTAAGTACGATAGTAAGAAATTAACAGAGGCTCATGGTGGACTTTGAATTAAATAGACATGAAATGTTAGTATGCGACATATTTGGTTCTATTCGCAGAAAAAATGCAATGCAGTTTAATTATGATAGGCAAGTAAGCAAACAAAATCCGTATGATATGGATATAGATGGATTTATGGGCGAGTATGTAGTAGCTAAATGTTTAAATGTTATGCCAGACTTTACAATTAACGAAAGAAAAAACCCAACAGACTTAATATGGAATGGATTAACTATAGATGTAAAAACCACAAGAAATCAAAATGGTGCATTATGGGTAACTGAATACCATAAAAAAAGTCCTTGTGATATTTACATACAAGTTGTTATAAATAATAATATAGGTTCAATTAAAGGATGGATTGATAAATCTAAATTATTTACTATGTCTGAGTATGTTTCTGGAAATCATCCTAGCTATAAATTAACACAAGATTTATTACAACCAATACAAACATTAGTGAAGAATAATAATGGAATCTAAACCACTTACACAAGAAGAAATTATAAAGGTATATAAAGAAGCATTTGGATACGGTAGTCAAGTAATAACTATTGACAAGATATTTAGATTTGCTAGACTTATAGAACAACTGCATGGAGTGAAAGATGTACACTAAACTAGATGACCAAAGACAAGCAAAGTTTGTTATAAACTATGTTGCTGCACATCCTGGTTGCAGCATTAAAGAAATTGTGCAAGAATGCGTCATTGCTAGAACACGATTGAAATACTTGGAAAGTCAAGGATATTTGATTTTGCCTAAATGGACTTATAGAAACGAATTAGATAAAAGATTTAAGAATAGAAAATATGTGTCTGTAACTGTAGGAAGGGAGTATGGTAAATGGGACGAGCAGAAAAGATATTAGAAGTAGTAGTATGGTTGTTGATTGTTGGTGGTATGGGTTGGTTTTTTTATGGATGTTATGAACTTATTGATTTATTTTTTCTAAGGGGATAGATATGGTAGATATGGTGAATAGACCTCCACATTATTTAGTGGGCGGAATTGAAGCAATAGATGTAATTAAAAGTCGTTTAACTAAAGAAGAATACATTGGTTATCTTAAAGGTTGTAAGCTCAAGTATGACTTACGCTATCCGTTTAAAGATAATCCACAACAAGATTTAGACAAGTCTGATTGGTATAAGAATAAGCTATTAGAAGTTACTAAAGACGAAGATGCTGTAAACCCACCTGAAGTGGAAGCTATCTTAGAAAGATTTGATGATGAGTAAAACGTATTGGGTATTTATTATAGTGATGGCTGCATTAGCTATTTTTTATACAGAACAATCATTTGGTCAAACTACTACTATTCTTGCACCTGATGGGTCTGTAACCGTCTGTCAGGTAGGTAGTAATGGTGTGATTATCTGCGTCTAGTCATCCATTGGTGTTAATTCACCATAGATAGCTAGTTCTTCACCACTAATTTCTATCATGCTATCGTCATCTAATGTGATGACTATAGTGCTATCGCCATGCAATGCTTCACAAGATACAATCACTCTGCCTAGCATGTGATTACATATTATTTCTACTTCTGACCGTTGCATAATTGTCCTAAGAAACATGACCATTCCAACGCCCATTCTCTTTTAATACCATAGGCATTAGCTTTGGTTGACCGTTAATAATAACTCCACA